TTCAGACCGAGCATTGGCTTGAAAGCGCAGCACAGCTTCAAGCAGCAATGGGTGACGCACTTTGGACATTCCTTCAACCGGTGCGCCATCAGAAGCACCCTGAAGGCTTGGCACTTCCATCTTCAAGCCCAGCAACTTGATGCCGGTCGCCCTGTCCTCGACCCAATCCTTTCTGGATTGCAGGTCATCAGAAATGCCTTTCAGCAATGTCTCTGCAATTGAACTCAACTGCTGAGAATCAATTTCATCTGCAAGGTTATCAAACCATTCAAGAGGCTTCTTGTCTTCAGTTTCGCCAAGAGAGGCACCATCAAGAGCAATGGTTACAGATCCATCGCCATGATCGATCTGGATTATCGTGCCTTTGCCGTCGGTAATAGCCTTATCTTCACCTTCGTCTGCGTGTTCGACAACAACATCTTGCCCTTCTGGCAATTCGGTCTCGTCTGGCGCTGCTTGGCGTATATTGGGAACCAAGCCGGGTGTCATTGGCATTTTAATCGTCTCTCATTTCACGCTTTCTATATTTTTTGCGCATCCAAAACAAATAGGCGCAATCCCTCTTGGGCAGCGGCATTGTCAGAATCTGCTGCAAGAGTGTACACCTTGTCGTAATCATACGGCATTTGTCCAGTAACAGTAACCCTCCATTTTTTTTCCGGCACTTCCTGAACCAGATCCACCACACAACTGGCATTAACCCTATAGGATGGCAATTCGATCATAAAAACCTCATCAAGCTGGATACAATGGCACTGATTGACCGTTCGGATACGTCTTTTGCGACTCCAATTCAGCAATTACTTCAGGCGATCTGGTCAAAAGCCCAATTTCACGCAGGTGCCGCAGGCTCATGGACACGGTATCCACCAAGTCATCGTGTTTCCCTTTAGGGAATTGCCCCACCTGAGTGATAACCATGTCGGCCCAAGCCCGATCAGGCGCAAAAATCAGCCCTTCGGCAAACAAATGCTGAACGGAATACAGTCTGGACAGTTTATCCTGAGACTTCGGGTCATGTAACTGCACGGCAAACCCGTCATTGCTGTACAAACGACGCATTTCCTGCGCCACAGAGATACCTGCAGCCTTGTTTTCAATGATCAGCTTGTCAATTTTCAGCAATTTGGCAGTCTGAGCGACCTTTTCAACCAGTTCATGCAGCTCTAAACGCTCTTGCCAAGCGTACATCAGCATCACCTTGGGTGCGCCTTCGGCATAATTGCGATCCAGATAGGCTGGACGTCCGCTGGAATCAATAATCCGGTTGGCTTGAGCGACTCCGTCATCCGTAAACACCCCCCAAACCGTCAATGCACTAAAGTCATTGGCTGTTTTGGTCGTATACGCCGTGTCCAATGACGCCACCACAAAATCCATCGGCGGAAATGCACTGTCAGGCCAGAGCTGCCACCAGTCACGCTTGATTACACCACCACCGGCAGGCTCTGGGCGCTGCTGAAGTTGTCCGGCGGCTGAGAACGGGCCTAGCTGCTTCTCCAGCAGAGTCACTTCCTTATCGCCAAACCGCTCTTCCCACAGCAGCTCCCCCGCCTCGGTGCGCGGATCTTCCCAGCCAATGGATGTTACGACTGCCCTATCAGGTTCGTAACGCATCGGCAGGCACAAGTGAGTCCACTCACCCACATCCTTGCTTAAGATATGCCCAGTCAAATCATCTTCAGCCAGCCGCTGCTGAATAATGATGTAGGCACCGGTCTTTGGATCATTCAAGCGGGTAGACATAGTTCCATCCCACCATTCCTTAGTGGCCTCAATGGTCGCCTCGCTAAACGCTTCGTTGGCGGCATTGGGGTCATCGATCACAATGATGTTGCCACCTTCACCGGTTACCGCTGCTCCGATGGACGTAATCAACCGTTCGCCACCTTTGTCATTGCTGAATCGGCTTTTGGTGTTCTGGTCGCTATTCAACGCAAACCTATTGCCCCAATGCGCCTGATACCACGGGCTTTCAATCAACCGGCGGCTTTTGACCGAGTCTCTCAGTGACAACTGGTTGGCATAGGATGCGTGAAGGAACTGAACCCCAGCTCCGCTGGTAGGGCTTCTGGCTGCTTGCGCCCATGTCCATGCAGGCAAGCTGACAGAGGTGATTGAACTGTTATGTGTTGGAATAAGGTTATGACCAACTAAATACAAGCCATCTTCGCTATCAACCTCAATGCAATGACCAATTTTACCGCATGGATCAAAAGTGACAGACTTCAACCCAATCAAACGCTTTGGCGCAAATCTTTTGATCTCTTTGCGAGGCAGTGCGGTAGGTATCGGAATGTCTGGCTGAAAGCTCACTACCCAAACATCCTTCTTTCCATTAATTCCTGAAGATGATTTCCTTGGCTGCGACTTACTCAGCGTTACACGCCAGCCAAAAGAAGAAACAAGATCAACCACTCCATCAATCACCCGCTTGTTGGTATTGGAAAAATGACAGCGCGAATTTTTATCTACCGTTCCATCTGTATCAATCAACCCTGCAAGCAGCTCGATCCTCTGGTCAATAGAAGCACGCAAATATATTTCAGGAATGTGCTTATCTTCCCAAACGCCACAGGCACGCAGCCCCTGTGTCATCACTGATAACCCAGATATACCGCCAGTGCCAGAAAAATATGTCGTCATTACACCCGTATCTTTGTGCCTAGAAACAGAGCTGATGGGAATCCCCAAGCGCACAATCTTATTCACTATATGATGATCAGAAGGAGAATGAGTGATGCACGGCTTACCTGCGCTTCCATCTCCCAGCCATGCGCCCAAGATATAAGGATGAAGCGATAGATTTCTTTCATCAAACTGCAATGGCAGCACCGCTGGTAATTGATGCATAGCTCGATTACCAGACAACACACGCTTTATAGCGCCACAGGTCTTGCCCCATCTTCCATTACGAGATTCAAGAAAATGCCGAGTCTCAATCGTCTCCCAGCAACGAGATGCTCTGTTGTACATTGTCCATTCATGATTTTCATGGCAATACACCACGCTACCGTCAAAGAACTCAACACGCACGTTTGATGGTGTCTTACCTGAAACAGCATTTACCCTGACAGGCACTCCAGACGGACTAAATACATGATCCCCAATCCGTAACTCGCCGTGTGTTTTCCAGCCACCTACCGTCAGCACTGGCGTATCATCAGATACCTGCTTACCCATTCTCGGCGGGATGTTAATTATCAATCTCTTGATGTCCCCATCCACCACAGCCTGCAGATGCTCTGCCACTGCTTCGATAGGCCACCCATCCTTCCACGGGCTGGAATCAATGTACTTCCACGCATGCTTCAGAAACACATACAAGCTTTCCTCGCAGTCGGCACGCTCAATATCCTTAAGCACCAACTTCGGATCTAACTTGCTTATATCTATTTTGGGAAGTGCTGGCATTTCAACCTTTATCAACTACCGAGGAATCCTCGGTAGTTCAATGTGCATCCATTAATGAGAGACTGCTGATGATTTATTTAAATTTTCCTGAACCTCTTCTTTATATTTATCTTTTAATTCTTGGCTCACTGCTGGAATTTTTATTATAAATTCTTCAATAAATTCCCTTATTTGTTCATTGGACATTTCAGAAGATTTAAGTACTGAAACCAAAAACCAAGTTATCGTTGTTATAAATGAAAAAAAGCTTTCTGAATCTCTATTTGAGCATTTATTCATAAATAAAGTGCCAATCTTCATTAATACATCAGCATTTATATCTCCATTGGTGTATTTTTCAAATTCACGCAACGAATTAATATCCATAAAGCTTACAAATCTAATTTCATTACTCATCATCATTTACCTCTTCTTCGGTTTCATCGGTACTATCTTCATCATCATCTTCATCGCCATCATCATGCTCAATCAACTGCGCATTCGCACCGCTGGTGATCGCAGTAGCCAATGCTGACTCCATCAGCTCACGCAATGCCTGTCGCTGCTCGGCGTTCAATGCGCTGGCATCAATCGTCCGCACGGACGTATTATTGGTCGCAATTGGTTGCCCATCTGGGCCTGTATGCTCCAGACGGTTCGTCTCCCGCCACTGCGCACGGGTCTTCATCCAGAACATCGCAGCCTGCGCCCCGCTCTTATGCGTTGGGTCGGTGGCAATGTTGTACAAATTATTGGCAACATTGAAATTCATTCTAGCCGTGCCAGTGTCCAGCTCAGTGCGGTAATTCTTATACAAAGTCGGCAAGCTGATATCCAGCAGCTTACATATCTGCCCGTGGGTCAGGCCCATACCGCAAAACATCAATACCTGATTGCGGCTTAACTCGGTCGGCGCATGAGGCTTGCGGCCCTTGGGAGCGCGTACTTTGGTGGATTTGTCTTTTAACATAACGTAGTTGGGGTTTAATTTAGGCCATACCATACACCCTTTACCCTTGGCTGTCAGGTTTTTGTATATA